GCACTTTAAATATCATGAAGCGCCGCAAACTGCTGCCGCCTGTCCCCGAGTCTCTTCGCGGCGCCTCGATCCAGATCGATTATATCTCGATCCTGGCCCTGGCCCAGCGTGCCGCCTCGACCGCCTCAATCGAGCGGGTCTTGGCCACCGCCGGCAACATGGTGGCCTCGGCCAAAGTCTCTCCGGCGTTCGCCGACATTCTCGATAACATCGACGGGGATGAAGCCATTCGTATGTATGGTGAACTCCTCACCACCCCGGCCAAGATCTTCAAGGATAAGAGGGCTGTGGCCCAGGCTCGAGCCGACCGCGCCGCCGCGATGAAGCAACAGCAAGAGGGCGCACAGGCCGGAAACGAGGCCCGCGCCGCGGTTGAGGGCGCGAAGACGATGAGCGAGACTGATGTTGGGGGAGGCAATAACATGCTGCAATCAATTCTTGGAGGTGGTCAGTAATGAGAAAGTGGCAGTCGCATAAGATCGTCGAGGCTGAGTCGATCACTCACATTGGGCCGGACTATGTGAATGTCTCGGCCCATGACGGAAACGATAGCTGGATCGGCATCAAAGCTCCTGAGAATTTCTTTTTCCTTGGAACCCCCGAGATTGGTGACTACGTTATTAGGCTCGAAGACGATTATTTGATGTGGCTACCAAAGAAGCTCTTTGAAGGTGATTACAGTGAAGTCAGGCCAGATGGACTCAAGCGCGAGCCGTCCAGCATAATTCCTGGTAGCAAGACCTACATGAGCAGCAAAGAGGGCGAGGCCGCTTCATGAGCTACACCGAACGCGACCTGATCGAGAACCTTGCCGAACACATGAAGATGTGCCGCGAGACAACTCGCGCCCTTGCCCATATGCGGAAGGACGCTCGCTGGCTTGATGTCTCCAAGCACCTCGACGATCTTCGATTGAAGCTCTTAAAGCTCGCTGTGGCCGGGACTCGGGGGCTCATTCTATGATTAACTATCGTGGTGGAGCAACGAATCGTCCCAATACTTTACCGATTCCCAAGGCCGTCTTTAAGCAGCGCTTGGCCTCGGTCACTCCAACCTCTCCCCGCGCTAAACGCAGCCCGAAGCTCCATCACCAGCGTTCCGAGCGCAAGGCCTTCCGAAAGTGAGCACTCCGTTCGATGTCGAAGAAGACCCAAAAAGCAACAACCGAAAGCGCCAGCTCGCTAACGAGGCCCTCGCTCGAGACGAGTTCGTGCGAGAGTCTCTCAAGACTCGGGCCGGTCGAAATTACTGGTGGAGCTTTCTCGAGCGGTGTCATCTCTTCGAGGTCTCCTACGTTCAAGGGTCTTTCGATGCAACCGCCTTTCGTGAGGGCGAACGTAATATCGGTCAACGAATGCTCGCCGATATTATGAGGGTCGCTCCCGAGTCCTGGATTGAAATGATGAAGGAGCATCGCCGACAGCCGACTGCTCCAGAAGGGAATGAAGATGCCTGATACCGTTCCGCCGAAGATTGAACCTGCGGCTCCCGTTTCCGCGGCCCCTGCGGCCGCTCCCGCCGTTCCCGACCTTGCTCCGGCAGCCTCCCTACCGGAACCCAAGGTCGTCGAACCGGCCAAATCGGCAGATCCTCCTCCCACTGCCGCCGAGGCCGCAAAGGTGGAGGAGTCGAAATCCTCCCCAACTCCTCCACCTAAATCTCTCGTCAACGAGCCCCCGAAGGAGCCTGCTCCCCCGAAGCCCGCTGATGAAAAGACGAAGCCGACGGAGCCAGTGGTCAAGGCCGCTCCTCCCGAGTCCGTCCTCACCTACGAGCCTTTCGCACTTCCTGAGGGCTTCGAGGTCGATCAGAAAGATATGGGTGACTTCACTGAGGTTCTAAAGGAGTTCAAAGCTCCCCAAGCCCTCGGCCAGAAGATCATCGATCTTTACTCCAAGGAAGTCACTAAGATCGCTGAGCACCAGCAACGCGCATGGCAGAAGACTCTCGATGACTGGAAGAACGACACTCTAGCCGACCCGCTCCTTGGAGGCAATCGGTTTCAAACCGTGCTCCGCCGATGCAGCGACGTGCTGACCGAGTTCGCCACGCCAGAGTTCCGACAGATGCTTGATGTTTCAGGCATCGGGAACCATCCCGAGATGTTTCGATTCCTGAACCGCGTGGCAGAGTTCGTCGGCGAGCCCAAGCCAGTGAACCCCACCGGGGCCAAACCAGTAATTGATGTCAAACCCTCACGCGCCGAGAAACGCTACGGTAAGAACCGGGGCAACGGCGCTCAACCTGCAGGATAATGTAAATGGCAACGAATGCCTATCTCACTCTGGCCGACTGGGCGCGTCGCGTTGACTCGCAGGGCCGGATCGACGACATCGCCGAAGTTCTCAGCCAGTGCAATGAGATCTTCGACGATATGCTTTGGCGGGAGTCCAATCTTCCGACCGGCCACAAGTCCACCATTCGAACCGGCCTGCCGATCGGCACTTGGAGAATGCTCTACCAGGGCGTTCCGTTCACCAAGTCGACTACCGCGCAGATCACTGACGGCGTCGGGATGCTCGAAGACTACTCCCGCGTTGATCGGAAGCTGGCCGAACTCGAGGGCGACATCGCGGCCTTTCGGCTCTCGGAAGACGACGCGCATCTCGAGGGACTCAGCCAGCAGATGGCTCAGACCATCATGTACGGCAACTCGGGCATCAACCCGACCCAGTTCACGGGCTTTTCCCCTCGTTTCAACACCGTGAGCACCGCCACTGCACAGAACGCGGCCAACGTCCTTGACCTCGGCGGCACGGCCTCGGCCAACGCCTCGATCTGGGTCATTGGTTGGGGTGAGCGGACCGCCTTTGGTATCTTCCCGAAGGGCTCGAAAGCCGGGCTCCTGATGGAGGACAAGGGTGATATTCGTCCGGGTTTTGACTCGAACGGGTATGAGTTCGAGGCCTACACCACCTACTTCCGCTGGGAAGCGGGCCTCGTGGTGAAGGATTGGCGGTACGTGGTCCGGCTGTGCAATATCGACACTACGTCGAACGCCGGCGGTCTGGCCTCGGGCACTCCGCCCGATCTGTTTGCCTTTCTTTCCAAGGCAATGGTTCGTATGCCCACTCTCACCAAGCGGGCCAGCGGTATCACCAAGACCGACGCCCCGGATGAAGTCGCTCCGCCGCTCAACCCGGCGATCTACTGCAATCGCACTGTTCGCCAGTACATGGACATTCAGGCCATCCGCGACAAGAACGTTCTGCTGCAGGTCAAAGAGTATGATGGTATGCCGATCACTACCTTCCGCGGCATCCCCATCAGAATCGTTGACCAGCTTCTGAACACCGAAGCTCGCGTGGTCTAAGGAGCCTCCAATGATCTACGATCTCAACCTTCTCTTCTCCAACAACCAGGCCATCACGGTCACGGCGCCTTCGACCAACGTGATCGACCTTCAGGGTGGCCTCGCCATCAACAAGGGTGTTGGCACGGTCTTCGGTGAAGATATTGGTCGCGGCGATGGCGTTGCGATCCCCAAGGTCGCGGCGTTCGTTACCACTGCCTTCACCGCCGGCGGTGCTGCGACCCTCCAGGTCCAGCTTCAAGGCGCAGTGGACACTGGTGCCGGTGAACCTGCGGGTACTCCGAGCACCTACGTCACCTACGCCGAGACTCCGGCGGCTGGGTTGGCTCTGGCCAATCTCAGCCTCGGCAAGAAGTTCGCGGCTCTTGACTGGCCCCAGGTCCAGCCCGATTCCTCGGCTCTTCTCCCTCGATACCTCCGCCTGAACTATATCGTGGCGACCGGGCCTATGACTGCAGGCGCGGTCTTCGCAGGCCTCGTTCTGCAGCGTGCTGACAACAACGTCGGCGATTACCCCGGCGGCTTCACCGTCGGCCCGTAACCTTCAGCGGGCGCGCAAATGCGCCCATTTCATTGGAGATCGTAAATGGAAATCATTTCTACCGAGGCCCCTCGTTACCGGCTCATTCAGCCCTTCTACGTCGATGACCAGTTCATCGCCGAGGGCGTTGAGATTGAGTTCGAGGGTATCCCAAATGAGCAGATGGAGGCTCTAAATGAGCCAGCTCGGAAGCGCATGATGGAGTATCTCGCCTTGCTCCCTGGGGGCCGTACTCCGAGGGTCGAAGATGTGTTCTACCTCGCCATGCAGAATCGCCCTCGCGAAGGCGGCGACACCGTAGTCCTCCCCCACGCCGTCAAAGACGTACCTCAGATGGGCGGCCGCGTCACCCTCGAACCCAAGGCCAAGATTTTGGCCACTCCCTCCCAGGCGCCGCGCCCGAAGAAACTTATGGGCACCGTCGTCGTCGAAAGTCCCGTACTCGGAGATCACTCCCTATGAAGACCCCCATCAGACTGTGGTTGTACGCGGCCCTTATCATTGGTGCTGCAATCGCTGGACGTGAGCTTGCTTCGGCCGCTGGTGGCGCCTCGAACATCGTTACCAGCGTCACCGGAACCGACCTCGTCCCCATCGACTCCGGCACCCTGGCCAGCGATGCTCAGCTGAGCACCCTCGCCACGTACTTTAACTCCGGTACCACTGGCAACGCTACCTTTGGCACCGGCGTCAATCAGATCACTCTGACCGGCGCCGCTACGGGTAGCCCCCCAGTCATCTCAGCTGGTGGTGCTAGCTCCGATACCAACACCGCCCTGGCTGTAAAGGGCAAGGGCACCGGCAACGTCCTGATCGGCGGGGCGACCACGAGTCTCGCTGGGCTACAGGTCACTCAGACCGCTTCCGCGGTTAATGACTTCGTTCTGACCAACGCGGCGACCGGCAACACTCCAGGGTTCGAGGCTGGCGGTGCAGGCTCGGACGCGGCCGTCGGTGTAGCCTTCGGAACCGTTGGGACCGGCAATATCGCCTTCGACACCGGCCTTAATCTTCAGCAGTTCGGTGTAACCCACACCGCCTCGGCCGTCGATTATCTCGCTTGCACTGGTGCGGCCACTGCCAATCCCGCCTCGATTCCTTGCACTGCAACCGGCACTGACACCAACGCCAATATCAACCTCGTCTCCAAGGGGTCGGGTATTGTCAATCTCGGTGTGGCCACGGCCTCAACCTGCAGTGGCACCACCACCGCAACCTGCCAAGGCCAGCGCTTCGTTGTTTCGATCACCGGCCTTTCAACCGCGGCCTCGACCCTCTCCGCGGCGATGACAGTGACTAATGCCAACGTGCTTTCGTCCTCGTCGAACGTCCTGTGCCAGACTCAGGGCTACGCGGGGACCGGCGTTCCAGTAGTGGTCAACATTGTTCCCGGCACTGGCAACGTTGCGATGAAGGTACAGAACGTCTCGACTGGCGCGGCCCTTAACGCCACCGTCGCCATCGCCTGCCTCGTTCTCGGTTCGTAACATGCCCTCAGTGAGCCGAGCGCAGAAACGCTTCATGGCCGCGGCGGCTCACGACAAAGAGTTCGCCAAAAAGGCCGGTGTACCGCAGAGTGTCGCGAAGGACTTTAACCAAGCGGACAAGGGCAAGAGCGACAAGGCCCTGCCCGATAAAAAGACGCGTGTCCAAAAGCGAGGATACAAGAATGGCTAAGTGGATTAAGCCGGACAAGGTCTTGGGCCGGGTGGCCGAACGGGCCAAGGCCGCTGGCCGGTCAACCGGGGACTACGTCAAAGAGCGGGCCTTTGACCCGAAAGAGGGCCGCGCCGCCAGTGTCGTGATGATGAGCATTGGTGGAGACACCCCGGATCGGCCGATGCCTAAGTCGAGAGAAGAGAAACGTTACGGAAAGGAAAAGGTCGATGGTTGACCGCGCTGAGAAGCGATACCCGAAGAAAGAAACTGAGCACAAGGGCGAGGGCGAAAAGAAGCCGGCGGAGAAGACCGCTCCAGCCGCTGAGGGTTCTGCGAACCCTGCTCCCGCAGCCGCGGCCCCCGCAGTCCAGGGCGCAGCCCCGCCCGACGCCGCCGCTACCTTCACTCGGCACTCGAAGGAGCGCCAGCAGACCAACGATCGCCACGAGCGCGAACGGAAGGATATGCACGGCCGTCACTCGAAGGATCACAAGGACCTCGATACTCGTCACGCTGAAGAGTTGGCCCAGATTCTTGCTGCGGGCGGCGGCCAGAATGCTGGACCGGGCGCGGCCGGTGGAACCCCTGGAGTTGGCTCTCCTCTTCCAGCCCCTGCAGCCGGCGCGGCACCTCCAATGGGAGCACAGTAAATGTACTCGGTCAAAATGATGGATATGGGGAAGACCCCCGAGGAAGTCAAGGAAGAGAAAGACAAGTACTCTTCGCCCATGCCGATCAGTGATGTCATCAATCGCTACCCCTACGGCCTCTGCATCTCTCTCACCGGCGCCGAACTCGAGAAGCTTAAACTCCCAGTTCCCGATGCTGGCGACATGATCCACATCTTCGCTATGGCCAAGGTCACCTCAGTGAGTCAGAACGAGACCGCAGACGGCAAGAAGTGTTGCCGGGCCGAACTCCAAATCACTCATCTCGGACTGGAGAATGAGGACGATGAGTCCGGAGATGAGGAAGAAGCGGCCTAACACTGTACCACCGATACCCAATGGGGATCATACCACCAGTGACCCGTCACATCGTTTTCGACACTGAGACCAGCGGCCTCTTTGACTTCAAGCGCCCTGCGGAGGCTGAAGGCCAGCCCCGGCTTGCCTCCGCAGCATTTCTTTTCCTTGATTCTTCCTTCAACATCGAGCGAGAGTACCATTGCTTCGTGAAGCCAGACGGCTGGCACATGCCGGAGGCGGCTTCGAGGGTCAACGGCATCACTCAAGAGATGCTCCGAACCAACGGTGTTCCTCTTACCAACGTCCTCAACGCATGGAATGCCCTCCTCGACCAGGGTTGCATCTTCGTCGCCCACAACGTTGACTTCGACCTGAAGGTCATGCGAGGGGAACTTCGGCGGCGCGGCCTTCCTGATCGGTTCGATGAAACCTACTCGTTTTGCACCATGAAGGCCTCAACTCCGATCTGTAAGATTCCTGGCCCGCGCGGCAACAAGTGGCCGAAGCTTCAAGAGGCCTATTCATTCTTCTTCAACGAGCAGTTCGAGAACGCCCATGAGGCCTTGGCTGACGCGCGGGCCTGTGCTGCGGTCTTTAAGAGACTTAACGAGCTTGGGCATTATCGAGAAGCAGCATAAAGGAGGATGTCTTGACTGTACCGGTTGACATCTGTAACAGAGCTTTACAAGAGATCGGTGCTCAGGCCACGATCTCCACCATCAACCCCTCTGACGGTAGCACCGAGGGTAACGCCTGCTCGATTCTTTACACCCCCAAAATCCAGGCCCTTCATCGTTCCGCCCACTGGAACTTCGCTCGGAAGCAGCTTGCCCTCACCCAGCTCAAAGCCCAGATCGTCAACGGGGTTGTCTCCACGAACCCACCGCCGGTCCCCTGGCTTTACGAATACGCTTACCCAGAGGACTGCCTCAAAGCCCGCTTTCTCATTCCCTTGAACCTCATTGACGGCCAGCCCGTTATCCCATTCACTACCGGAGCCAACGTCGCCCCGATTTTTCTTCGCTCTGAGGCCGCTCCCTTTGTAGTCGGAACTGACCTCGACTCCACTAAAAACACCATTCGAGTCATCCTCACCAACGTCCCTGCAGCCATTCTCGTCTACACCGCGGACTTTTCCCAACTCCCCGATCTGTGGGACCCTCACTTCGCGAACGCGGCCGATGCTTATCTCGGTGCGTGGTTGGTCAACGCCCTCGCTCGCAACCGCGATCTGTGGCGCGACCAGATGGCCCTGGTCAAGGATGTAGTAGAGGCCGCGCGAGTCAGTGATGGCAACGAGGGTATTACTACAGTCGATCATTACCCCGATTGGATGAGGGTTCGCGCAGCGACCGGGGCCTATTATCAGTACTACGATAGTCAATGCTATTATGGGTGGGATTCAGTATCCTTCCCATCGGGATCAGCGTTTTGACCACTGCTCTAATCCAACCGAGTTTCGCTTCGGGCGAGCTAACCCCGAGCCTTTTCGGCCGTGTCGATCTTGCCAAGTGGCATGTCGGTGTAGCCACGATGCGAAATTTCTTCGTGAACTATCGTGGAGGTGCCTCGTCCCGAGCCGGTACTCAGTTCGTTGGAGCCTCGAAGCAAGGCCCTGGAACCCATCCTCCCCGGCTCATTCGTTTTCAATTCTCCCTCGATCAGGGCCTCCTCCTCGAGTTCGGCCACCTTTATATGAGGGTAATCTCGAATGGGGCCTACGTCACGGAGACCCCAAAAATCATCACCGGAGTCACCAACGCTAACCCTGGAGTTATAACCAGCGCCGCCCACGGTTTCTCTAATGGGGACCAAGCCTTTCTTGCTAACATCGGCGGAATGACTCAACTTAACGGCAACATCTACACCATAGCCAACGTTACCGCTAACACTTTCACCCTGATCGATCTCTTTGGCCACGCCGTCAATACCACCTCTTTCGGGGTCTACACTAGCGGCGGCACCGTCGCACGTATCTACACTCTTGTCAGCCCGTACCTCGCCTCGGACCTTCCAGCATTAAAATTCACCCAGTCCGCTGACGTGATGAGTTTCACTCATCCGAGTTACCCGCCGTACGACCTTGCTCGAATCACTACCAACAACTGGACCCTAACCCCGACTGTTTTTAGTTCAGTCATCGCCGCCCCGGCTGGAGTCTCTGGCGTTGCGACGACCACTGTTGTCGGTAATGTTCTTTACGTCGCTGTGACTTCAGGCGGCTCTGGTTACACGCAGCCCCCACGTGCAGTCGTCAACAGCACCACTGGCACCGGCGCGGTCCTTGCGACAGTGATCTCCGGTGGCGCGGTCATCGATGTTCAGGTTCTCTCGCCGGGGTCAGGGTATGTACCCGGCGACACCGTGAGTATTGTTGGAGGCGCTACCGCCAATATCGTCCTTGGCCCCTCTCCAGTATCTCCCACAATTTATCAGTACGTCATCACCGCCATCGATTCTAAGACCGGGCAAGAGAGTGTCGCCTCGAACATTGCGACGATCCCTAACTCCGTCAACATCTCCACCATCCTCGGCAGCATCAAGATCACTTGGAACCCTGTAGTCGGAGCAAGCAGTTATCGAGTCTACCGTGCCCCGGCCTCTTACGCCAACGTTCCTCCAGCTGGATCGATCTTTGGCTACGTCGGGACGGCCCTCGGCAACGCCTTCGTCGATAACAATATCACTCCTCAGTTCGCAATCACTCCGCCACTCTATATCAACCCCTTCGCTCCAAGTCAAATCCTCAGCGTCACGATGACAAACCAGGGAGCGTCCTACACCGGCGATCCTACTATCACCATCACTACCGCCACCGGCTCTGGCGCTGTTCTTCAGCCTGTTGTTGTGGGCGGCAACGTTCAGGCTGTTTTGATTCTCAATGCTGGGGCTAATTATTCCCCGAGCGATACAATTTCATTCTCTGGAGGCGGCGGCCACTCAGCCGCAGGCACCCTCAACATCGGCCCATCCACAGGCACCTACCCTTCCTGCGTAGCGTACTTCCAGCAGCGCCGAGTCTACGCCAACACTAACAACAACCCTGATACTTACTTCATGTCCCAGCCAGGGAGTTTCACCAACTTTGATTCCTCCCCGATCCCCCTCGACGCTGACGCCATCATCGGTACTCCCTGGGCTCAGCAAGTCAACGGCATCCAGGCCCTGGTTCCAGTTCCAACCGGGCTCATCACCCTCACCGGACTCGGCGCTTGGCTTGTCTCGGGTGGCACACTTCAGAATGCGATCACCCCGACCAACCAGGACGCTCGGGCCCAGGCCTACAACGGCTGCCACGACCACATTCAGCCTCTTGTCATAAATTACGATATTCTTTACGTCCAGGCCAAGGGCTCCATCGTCCGTGATCTTTCATATAACCTGTACGCAAATATCTATACCGGGACCGATGTCTCCGTTCTTTCCGACCATCTTTTCGAAGAGCATCAGATCATTGAGTGGGCTTTTGCGGAGGAGCCCTTCAAGGTCGTGTGGGCTGTCCGCGACGATGGAATTATGCTCAGCCTTACCTACCTCAAAGAACAAGATGTTCAGGGTTGGGCACGGCATGATACCGAGGGGCTCTTCAAGTCCGTCGCGGTGGTGACTGAGAGTGTCCCGACTACCTCGGGTGGAACCTTCGCTGACATCGTTTACGTTGTCGTTCAGCGCTATATCCAGGGTCAGTGGCTTTACTTCATCGAGCGAATGGACCCGCGTCTGTGGAACACTCTGGAAGACTCGTGGTGCCTTGACTCAGCCCTGTCCCTTCCCCAGAACAAACCCAATGCAGTCCTTACCGCCTCGCAGTCAGCGCTCCCCGGTCGTATCACTTCCCCGGAGATCATTTACGGCGGGAGTGGCTACACTGCTCCGACCCTCATCATCGAAGATTCGACGGGAACCGGAGCAACGCTCGCGCCGATCCTGATTGGTGGTGTTATAACTGGTGCTACTGTAGTCACTGCCGGCGGCGGCTACACTTCTCCCCACGTTATTATTCAAGATGCCACTGGGTCTGCCGCGGTCATCGCCCTCAACCTTGACAACACCATTACCTTCACCGCCTCCGCCGCAGCCTTCGCCAACGTTGGGGATGTGATTAGAATGGGCGGCGGCTCGGCAGCGATTACCTCCGTTGTCTCCCCGACTGTTGCTATTGCCGATCTCATCTCCCCGATCACCATTGTAGTCCCGGATGATCCCAATAACACTCCGGTGCCCGCGGTTTCTGGAGCCTGGTCCTTAACTACCCCAATCTCCTCCGTCGGCGGTCTTTCTTATCTCGAGGGTCAGGCAGTTAAGGCCCTTGCCGATGGTAACGTGGTAGACGATCTCGTCGTAACCAATGGTGTAGTGCCGCTCCCAGCCCCAGCCTCATCCATTGTCGTGGGCCTCCCCTTTCAGGCTCAAATCCAATCTCTTTACACCGACATCCCTGGCGAGGCCACGGTTCAGGGTAAGCGAAAGAACATCTTCGCTGTTACTGTCCGGGTGCGGGAGTCGCGCGGTCTTAAAGTCGGCGCGAATCAAGTCGATGCTTCGACCCAGCCCCTGGGCGCTACAGTCCCTTGGGGCGGCCTCATCGAGATCAAAGAGCGTGGGAACTCTGTTCACGCCGGAACACCGATCCCGCTATTCACCGGAGACGAGCGCATCAACATTCCGCCGAACTGGAAAAAGCTCGGCCAAATCGCGATCCAGCAAGACAACCCGCTCCCCGCTAACATCCTCGCCTTCATTCCTGAAATCGTTATCGGAGACACTAATGGTTAATTACAAAATCGTAGACTCCGATTTCTCCCACATCTCAAGGCTGTGCGGCTCCCTCCGTTATGACGATCTTGCCGAGATTACTTGCTTCGGTCTCCGTCCTTTCCAGGCCATCAAGGGCTCCTTCAAGACTTCGTACTTTCGCCGCTCAGTCTTCGTTGAGAACGAACTCGCTGCGATGTGGGGCCTCTCCGGAATCATGCTGACTGGAAAGGGTGAGCCCTGGCTTCTGACCGCAAAGCCTATCGAAAAGATTCCCGTCTCGTTCGTTAAAGAGGGCCGAAGAGAAATTCGTAAAATGCTTTCGATGGCCCCTTGCCTCGAGGGCCTGACTGTCGAGTCTTACTCCCGCGCTCATCGTTTTCTTCGGGTCTTAGGGTTCACCCTCAGCGAGCCCTTTTTAATCAAAAATGTCCTGGTACGCAAGTATTGGATGGAGGCATAATGGGCACGGCCCTCGCAGTTTTAGGAATGGTTACGACCGCTATCGGCGGTGTACAACAGGCCGCAGGTCAGCGCGCTGCGGCCTCGGCCTCTGCTCAATCCTATGGATACCAGGCTACCATCGCCGACAACAACGCGAGGAAGGCGAAGCAAAATGCTGATTGGGTCGGACGCCAGGGAGACATTGAGGCCACCACCGAGGGGCTAAAAACCGGGGCCGAAGTCTCAGCGATGAAGGCCAAACAAGGTGCCTCGGGGGTTGATGTAAATACTGGATCGGCCGTAGCCGCTCGAGATGCAGCGGCCCGGATCGGTGCGATCAATGCCCTCACCATTAAGAGTAATCGGGCTAGAGAAGCCTGGGGCTACAACGTTGACAGTACGAATGAAGAACTTCAGGGAGACTTGTATCGAAAGGCTGGGGTTAATGCTGGTGTTGCCGGCCAGATTGCCTCGACTGGTACCCTGTTGAACACTGCTGGAAACTTCGCCGGGCAGTTCTCGAATTGGATGACCTCGGGTTCCTCGGGCGGAGGAGGCGGCTCCGGTAGCCCGGCCCCCGCCAACCCTGAAGTCACAATCGGCGGAATCTACTAATGGCCGGCGCTGATTTCACTCCGTTTCCGACCGTCCAGCCGACTGGAGCTCCCTCGGATTACGAGAAAGTCAACGTTAATCCTGAAGAATTTGGCTCGGCCATTGGCCAGGCTGAAGAGGGCGCTGGGGCCAAGATCGAGGGCGCCGGTAAGGAAATCTTTCAGTCTGCGATGATGCAGGCGGAGCTGACCAACGAACTCAACGCGAACGACGCCAATACCCAGGCCACGAAGCAGATGGGTAAGATGTATGGGGATTATACATCGCTGAAGGGAGAGGCCGCGGTCAAAGGCCTTGATGGGTACACTGACTCGATCACCAGTCTTTACAAAAGCGCTTTGGCAGCCGCGCCGAATCTCAAGGCCCGCGCCCTCCTCAGCGCCTCGATGCGGTACATGGGGGATCGCTATATCAATTACGGCCAGATGTATGCGAAGGAGCAGCATACTTCATGGCAGAACCAATCTGCAAGTGACGCTGCCGACGAGCATATGAACCAAGCGGTTCTCGCGGCGGTCAACGACGATCCGAAGGGAATGGATGCGAGTCTGCAGGCGGGGGCTCAGCAGCAAGTAAAGATCGCTGAGCAGAATGGTCTCGATGATACAGGAAGTCTTGCCCTCCAGCACAAGTGGATGGGCACGGCCGTTTCCGACATCGTTCGCGGGACTATTGCCGAGGGCAATCTCGATAAGGCCAAAGAGATCTATAATCGATACAAAGACCAGATGGATGCACGGGGCCAAGTCCTGGTCGAGACCGCGCTGAAACCGGCGATGCTTGATCAACTCACTTCGTCAAAGGCTAATGCCGCGGTCACTCCAGCCTATGGCCCAGCTCCAGCAGGTTTCACCGATCTCGAGAAGGCTCATGGGCTCCCGGCTGGATACCTTACTGGAACTTATGGCATCGAGAGTAATTTTGGGCGCAACCTTGGGTCCGGCAAATACGTCAAAGGCCCCTTCCAGTTCGATGCTCCTACCGCGAAGTCCGTTGGCCTTGATGATCCAATGGACCTTAATAAATCCGCCGAAGGGGCAGCCCGACTTGGTGAGAAGAACATGAAGCTTATGGAGCCCTATCTCGGACGGGCTCCCTCGGCCGGTGAGCTTTACATCGCCCATCAGCAGGGCGCTAGCGGTGCGGTATCCCTCTTAACCCACCCTGACGCTACCGCGGCCTCCTTGGTCGGGGCTGACAAAATCGCCGCCAATCTCCCCGCCAGTATGAAGGGCCTCGCTGAGACCATCACCGCGCGGCAGTTTACACAGTACTGGGAGGGCCATTTTGGAGGAGAGGCCTCGGGCTTTGTGGGCCGTGATGCTCCAACTCCCGCCACCTCAACCTATGCCCCCGAGAGTATCGCCATCGACCGGCTCAACTCCGACCCCGAACTCGCTCAGAACCCAGCCGCGCTCTCCAAGGCCATCGCCAAAACCCATCAGATCTACTCGAATTGGAACGCCGAGAACAAGACCACTATCGACGAACTTAACCATAATGTTCCCTCGCTCATCTCCCAGATCGAAAGCGGCGATGGAGACATCGACCAGCTCGCGTCCCAGTATCCGCAGGAAGCCGTTCGTAACTACCTCCCCTCAAAGGCCCAAGAGTGGGAACAGGAGATTGGGGACGCTCAAAAGATCGGCACGATGATTCAGGGCTACAAATGGGAGAGCAACGAGAATGTGGTGG